CGGGCCGATTGCATTCAGCAATTGGAACTACTCGTCGAGGCTGATGTGCGCCTGGTACCGGGAACCGTCCGGATCCTTGAAGAAGAAAAGGGCAAGTACCTGGTCACGGCCAAAACCGTTGAATTCGGATCTGTCGAGGTAGTGCTGTGAGTGACGTAGATTTCAAACAGGCGTTGAGTGACGCCGGCATTCCGACCACCGAGGCCAAGTTGCGTGCCGCCTGGGAACTGGAGGTCCTTGCCCAGGGCAGTAAGTTGAGCAATACCAGCGCATGGTCGCCGTTCTGGCGGGTGATCACCGCACTGGTAACCAAGCCCGTCATGTGGCTGATCGAATTTATCGCCGGCACCGTGTTGCCGAACTTCTTCGTGAAAACGGCCATCGGCGCCTGGCTGGATATGTTGGCCTGGGCTGTCAACGTCACCCGCAAGCCAGCGACTAAGGCCGAAGGATTACTTCTGTTCACCAGGAGCGCACTGGCCGGCTTGCTGGAAGTTCCAGCGGGTACCCGCGTGCAGTCGATCGCGATCAACGGCAACGTCTATGAATTGGTGACGGTGGCAGCAGCCAGCTTTGCCGATGGCGAATCGCAGATCCGCGTGCTGGCCCGGGCGAAGCAGGCCGGCAGTGGATTCAATCTTGCACCTGGTTACTTTTCGATTCTGCCTGAGCCGGTGCCCGGGGTAGTCCAGGTGGTAAATGCTGACGGCTGGTTGAGTCAACCCGGTGCGGACACCGAGCCTGACGACGAGCTGCGCCTGCGCGTGCGTAACCAGTTCTCAGCGGTCAACCAGTGGCACACCGACGCGGTGTACCGGGCCATGATCGCCGCGTTCCCTGGCGTGCAGCCTGATGGCGTTTACTTTGAACACAACGCACCCCGGGGGCCGGGCAGTGCGAATGCGTTTGTGCTGTTTGAAGCCGACTCGCCGGCAGATACCTTCCTGGCTGAGATCAACAGCTACATCCGTGACCAGGGCAACCATGGTCATGGCGACGACCTGCTCGTGCTGGAAATGCCCGCCACCCTTCACCTCGTTGCTTTGACCGTTTGGACAAAAGCGGAGCTAGGTGTCGAGCGCCACGCGGCATTGAAGTCGGACATCGAGCTGTACATCCGTGCCGCGTTTCGGGAAAGCAGCGACAGCGATTACCAGCCGACGCTTACCCATCCGCAATCACGGTTCTCCTTCAGTCGCCTGGGCGAAGAATTACACCTGCAGTTTCCAGGCATCGACTCTCTGGACTTCGACAACGTAGACATCATTTCCGAGCTGAGCATTCCGCGCTTGTCAGGGGTTGAGGTGCGGCTGAATGCTTAAGTTGAGCCTACCTTTCTGGCTCGACGGGCCGGAGCTGGCCAAGCTCAGAGCGGCCGCCCAAGCCTGGTGGAACAAGGTTGAAAACTGGCTGCACTGGCCATTGCTGCAAATGGACGCGGAGACCTGTCACCTGAGTGTGCTCGATCTGCTGGCATGGCAGCGCGATATCCAACGCTTTCACGGCGAGCCCGAAAAGCTGTACCGCTTGCGGGTGAAATACGCCTTCGTCAACGCCGTGGACGCAGGTAGCACAGCGGGCATGGTGCGCATTTTCGAACGCTTGGGCGTGGGTTACGTGGAGATCCAGGAGCGCCTGCCTGGCCTCGATTGGGACGTGGTCCTGCTGCACCTGTCCGACACGCAGTTGAGCGAAAACCCGGTGCTGCTGCGCGTCCTGATGCAGCAATACGGCCGCACCTGCCGACGATACGACTTCGTCACGATCACCCCCGTGAAATTGAACATCGGCGTGGCCGACTTCAACGATGACCAACAGACCCTGATTGCCACGCTGGATGACAGTGCAAGCCGCCTGATCGTGATCAACGAACTCGCAATCCTCACCTTTCTGACTGATTCATTTTAGGAGCCCCCATGGGAGCTAGCATCACCCTTGCCGGCGAAAGTCTCATTGCCCAAAAGCAAGGCGCTGGAGAGAAGCTTGATATCGCTCGCTTCGTTCTGGCCCTTGTTCCCGGCCTTGACCCGAATGCCCCGGTAGATCGAGCGGCCGGGAAACCACCAGCAGATCAGATCGTCTTCACCAGGGCCTACGACCGCAAAGGTTATGTCAGCCCGAATCAGGTGATTTACAGCCTGATGGTGGGCTCAGACGTGGGTGATTGGGACTTCAACTGGATTGGTCTGGAAGCCGCCGAAGGCGTGTTACTTGCGGTTGCAACCGTGCCGGTGCAGCAGAAGCGCAAAAACATTCCGCCACTGCAGATCGGCAACAACGTCACTCGAAACTTCCTGGTGGAGTTCAACGGCGCCCAAGCGTTGACGGGCATCACCGTGGATGCCAGCACCTGGCAGCATGACTTCACGGTGCGCCTGAACGGCATCGATCAACGCGAGCGCATGAGCAATCGTGATGTATTCGGACGGGTCTGCTACCTGGCCGACAGCCTGCAGATGGAGCGCAGCTTTGGCATCTATCAAGTCAAAGCGGGCATTGCCTATGTGGAGGGCCTCCGCGTCGAACTAGCTGAGCCCGTCCAGGTGCAACTACCTGCACTTCCCGTTAAAGCTTGGCTTGACGCTGCCCTGGCGCGTGAAGGCAGCGACTCGGTCGCAACATGGAAGGTCGTGTTCGGCGCGGAAAAAACCAACTACGTGGACAGCAACGGGACTTCGCATTACGTGGTCGAACTGGCCAGCGTGGCAATGTCGGGGGAGATTACTGACTTGCGCCAAAGCGAGCCCATCACGGGCGCTCTGGTCAAGCAATTCGCCTTGCGCAACGGTGACTACGAACACTTGCGCGCTCGCGGTACCACCAAAGAAGACGTGGACCTGGGCGAGTTGCCCAATGCCAAGAGCGACGACCCAAGCACCGATAGCAGCGAGATCCTGGCGACCACAAAAGCGCTCAACGCGTTGCGCAAGATTGTCAGTGACTCAGAGGTCGGTCGTATCGGCACGTTTGCGATGGCCACACCACCGCCTGGTTGGTTTCGGGCCAACGGTGCAGCGGTTTCGCGCTCTATCTACGCCGCGTTGTTCGCCAAAATCGGCACCACCTACGGCGCTGGTGACGGCGTCAACACGTTCAATCTACCGGATCCACGCGGCAAGTTCATACGCGTCCTGGACGATGGTCGAGGCATTGATGCTGGCCGAGTTTTGGGTAGCTCTCAGGCCGACGAAACTCGTAGTCACAACCACGCGGGTAGCGCGGCGGGTGCTGGTGCGCACACGCATGGCGCCTCGAGTGACGTGCAAGGCGCTCACAACCACAGGGTGAAAGAAGGCTCTGTCGGACCCGCTGGGACCGAGGGAGAAATACTCACGTCGGGCGATGACCTGACCTATGTCGTTTACAGCTACTCGACTACATCCAGCGACGGTGCGCACGCACACAACATCACCGTAAACGGCGTTGCTGATCACACTCACGCGATCACGGTCGGTTCTTACGGGGGAGCGGAGACGCGTCCACAAAACATCGCATTCCTCGCCTGTATCAAATATTGAGACCCGCCATGGATACCAAAATCGTTTATCAAACCGATCACCTGGGGATCTTTACCGGCACTGCCGTGGCTGATCGATCGCCGCTTGAACCTGATGTTTGGTTGATTCCCGGAGGTTGTGTTGAAGTCGCGCCGCCGGCGGTGCCGGAAAAAATGGCGGCGGTTTGGGATGGCCAATGTTGGCATCTGGTGGACTGCTACCAGGGATTGACGGCTTACAACATCGAGACTCGCGAAGCCCTGTTAATCGAGCGTGCGGGTGCGCTGCCCGCTGGCTACACGCTGGACGCTCCCGGTGTTGACCAGGTCTGGGTGAACGGACAGTGGGCCGATGACATTCCGACAATGATCGAGCTGCAATACGCCGTACAACTTTCCGCGGTCAAAACGGCTTGCCTGCAGGAGATTACCGGCGGTTTTTGGTCCGGCGCGTTGGGCGATGGTTTTTTCTACGACACCCAGCTCGAGGACCAACTGAATCTGACCGGCATGATTTTGCGAGGCCAGGGTGGTGAATACGGCTGCCGAAGTGCGTCCGGTGTAAAAGCCTTCCTGGAACACACCGGCGAGCAGTTGCGCCAGATCGGCGACGAGTTCACTGAATTCAAATTGCTGCGCCTGCGCAAGGCCGACGAGCTCAAGCAAGCGTTAGTAGCAGCGCGATCGGCGGCTGACCTGGACGCGCTGAACGCAGTGTCGTGGGAGTCCACGCCGGTATGACTTGGGCTCCCATCACCATGCGCTGGCCGGCGCAGTCCACCCAGTGGCTCAGCGACCTCGAGGTCGCCAAGGATTTGGCCCGCAGCGAGTTGGCCAGCACCGGGCAACGCCTGGAAGGTCTGGCTGACTTGGCCACAACCTCACCCGGCCCCGTCGGTGCTGCTGCACAGGCCGCTGTCGCCGCTGGTCGCGCAGGGCTGAGCGATACCCTGGGCGAGGTGCCGTCCTGCCTGGTGGTGACGCCGTTTCAAAGTGGCGTGGGGCAGGGCCGTGGCTATCAGCGTTACCTGTCTGCGCCTAACTTGCTGCAACAGCTGGGGGAGAAGCTGGAGGACACCGGTGACGACGGTCGTCCGGCCGGCTCGCAATACGCCCTGGTGGTGATGTTCCTGGGTACGCGTTACGACAAGTTCGCGGCGACCTTGTCCCGCTTCAATGCAGTGCTGCCCATGCCAGACCTGCAGCGCGCCGAGCGCCGAGCAAAAAACCTGTTCGCGCTGGATGCTGAAAAGTGGGAGTTGCCCACTGCCGGCACACTGCCGCGCTGGGGAGCTCTGCCTCTGGAGCGTTGCACCGTGACTAAGGTCACCACCCAAGCCTTGAACAGTCAACTGTCGGCATTGGAAAGCTATGCAGACAGTTCGCCGATGGCAGACCTAGCCAAGATGGCTGCTTGCAAAGCCAGTCAGGCACAGGCGCAGGCTCAGAAACTGGCTGACCTTAAGTCTCAATTCGCCGGCGGCGCCGCTGACGACACCATGCGCGCGCGCCTGATCGGCCCGGGCAATGCCGCCGAGTTGCGCCGCCAGCTGCTGCAGGGGGATGCACCCGGTCACGAGTGGGGGCTGTCTGCTGGAGTGCTCCTGGTCGGTTCCCTGAAAGGATTGAGCTTTGTTCGGGAATTGGTGGGCCTATGACCTTATTGCTCGATGGCGAAAAGGTGCGCGGCAAAAACCTCAAGATCACAGCGAACTTGCGCATCGAAAGCGATGATCTATCCGGACAGACCAGCAATACCGACTCCGCTCACAAGGGGTTTAAGCCCAAGACACTGACGGTCACGCTACAGATCCCGTTTGTCGATAGCTCTTTTTTACGCAACCTGATGCGCCTGGCAGAAGCGACCGACACTGGTGGCCAGCTCAAAACCTACCGAGTCGTAAACGACACTGCGTCCGCGTTTGGCGTGCGCCAAGTAGAATTTTCCGACGGTGTCAGCGCCCGGGAAGACGATACACTTCGGACCTGGCTCGTGCAGTTCACCCTGTCGGAAAAGCTCTCCAATCCAGAGAGGGTCGAGACCCGTCGCGCCAGTAAGGGCGTGACTCAGCAGAGTGCCCCGGGCCAGTCTGTTACTGCACCAGGTGCAAGTGAATCCGGCGCAGCAGGTCAGGAGCTGACAGGGTTCGAATCCACGCTGAAAAAGCTCGACACCTACTTGGGCGGTGGCTCATGAGCATGAAACTGCACAAGGTGCTGACCATCGGCGGGGTGGTGTATCCGCTGATCGCTGATGACGTGCGCCTCGAGCTGCGATCCCCTGGCCGGGCAACGTTGACCATTCAGTCACCGGCGCCGGTGAAGGGGTTGGTGACGCTCGATCTCGGTTACAACGACAGCCCGCTGCAGCGTCACTTTATTGGCTACGTCGAACGCTGCACGTCGTCCAACGCGATCGAGCAAGTGCTGTTCTGCCGCGAGCTCGCCGCGATTCTGGCCAACCCATTGCCGCTCAATCTGCGCCATGCCGAACTGAACACGGTGTTGGGAGAGATCAACAGCAAGACCGGGTTGAGCTTTCGAGTGCCGGACAAGGCGTACGCCAAGACCAAGGCGCCGTTCTTCTACAGCTTGGCTGCCGGCTACCAGGCCATGGATAGCCTAGCCCGTGTATTCGGGATCTCCGACTTCATCTGGCAACAGCAGGGTGACGGTGAAGTTTTTGTGGGCAGTTGGGCCGACAGTTTCTTCGGTACCCGATCCCCGCTGCAGCTGCCCATCGAACTGTTCAACGGCTACCAAAACAATCAGAGCGCGATGATTGCGGCCCTTCCCGGGTTGCGACCAGGTGCATCCATCAACAACGGAGAGCGCATCACTCAGGTGACGCTGACCGGCAACCAAATGGCGATCCGATGGAAGACGCAATCCGCCGCAGCGTAGAGCGGCAATTTCCCGAACTCACCGGCGGCTACCACCTACCGCGCTTTGCCCGTGTGGTGGGTGTGGCCGATGCCCCCGCCGGCGCCGGTATCTGCGATGACTTCCGTCCGCGCTTCGCGGTCGACCTCGAGCTGCTTGGGGAAGATGACGAGCCGGATCCGCAATTGCCCGTGCTCGCCGGCGTGCCGTTGCCCATGCCGATGGGTGGTGACGAGATGGGGTTTTTCGCCTTCCCCGAGGAAGGCACTCGGGTGGTCGTCGCCTTCGCATACGGGTTGCCAAACAAGCCGTTTATCCAGGCGATCCTGCCTCACGGTTTGAGCCTGCCCATGGTACCGAAGGGTGACCAGGTCTGGCAGCACAGCGAAGCGGCGCAGCAACGCGCAGACGCGGACGGTAACTGGCTGCGCCAGACCGATGGCCGGATTCGGGACAAGTCGATCGATCGACAAATTGAGAGCCTGACCAATGCCGAACGCCACCAGAGCAGCACGGTGGCGGTTGACGACCATTCCACCGAGTCCGTCGGCGGCATCAAGACAATCGAGGCGATCGGCGCGCTGAAGCTGCTGTCGGGCGGATCCGCCAGCCTGGCTGCACTGGACGATCTGCACCTGGCCAGCGGGCGCGACCTCAACCAGGTGGTGGGGCAGAAGCTGAACCTGACGGTGGGAGGCGAACTGCAGGAACGCATTGAAGGTCTGCGCCGCAGTGTCGCTCCCACGACCTGGTTGGGATCGGAGTCGGTGAACGTGCTGCAGGTGCTGTGCGATCTGATCGACCTGGTCACGCAGATGAACACCGAACTGGCCGCACACGTTCACGGGCCGAGCCCTGTCCCGACCACTGCCGCGACCTTCACCGAACACGCCGGTACCGGCCTACAGCTTAGTGGGCAGCTTAAGCCCATCACCGGAGCTTAATTTGGAACTCAAGAACTTTTTTGCCCAGGACGACGCGGGGAACATCCTCAGCGACGCTACTTGTTATCTGTATGAGCGCGGTACCGAGAACCTGGTAGCGGTGTTGCAAGCCGCTAACGGACTCCCACTGGCCAACCCATTCGTGTCTGATCCACAAGGCTTGATCCAGTTTGCGGCGCCCAATGGGATCTATGACCTGAGAGTGGTCAAGGGCAGTCGAGACTATCGGCTCCGGGTCCAAAGCAACGATGTCACCGAGACAG